ACAAAATACACTTCCAAAGTCATTTTTTGGGTATATCGTTTTAGGTCGTTTTTAGCCCCTCTAAGAGCGTCCTGCTCATTTTGGGGGATTTGCCCACCGTTCAAGATTTCGCCTGTCTCTGGGTCAAATTTTGGGGTTTCCGTTGATTTTGGAGCTTGTTCCTGCTGTTTAGTTTGTTGAGCTTGTCTGAGTTCTTCCTTTTGCTTTTCAAATTCATAATCAGCTTTGATTTGCTCAAAGACCTCAGCAAGAGTCAAGTCTTTTAACTGTCTAATGTAAGGTGAGTCTGTCATGCCGTACTCAGCACATAGCCCTGAAATAGCTGACTTAGCTTTTTCAAATTCTTGCTGTTTCTGAAACTCAAATGTGACCATGTCGTCAAGTGATTTCATTGTGGCTTTTTTAAGCGTCACGCCGTCAGCCATGAAATCGCTAGCCTTGACATAATCAAGGGCCTTTTCATCAAATAGGCGAGGGTCCAGCATGTACTCAGCTGATTTGTTAGCTAGGTAGCCTTTTACTGTGTCAATTCTGACAGCCTTTTGATGTTCTTCAAATTCTTTGACATCACTAGCAATTTTAGTGATGATGTCTTTTAGAGGTTGGATGGCATTCTTGACATACTTGTCAAATTCGTCAGCTGGTTCAGATAAGACTTTCTTATTCCTGATCCGCTCATCAGAGACCTGCTTGTCTAATTTGCGTAGATCGGCAAGTGTCTGCTTGTCATCCTTGATGGTTGCAGCTGTAACCGTGTAATTTTGATACTTTGCTACAACCTCATTGATATTCTGCTCAAATTTCTCACGATCAATGATTTCAACCTGCGCCTGTGTTACTTTTACCTGCAATTCTTGCATGTTGTCCTCCTAATATTCAAGTTCACCGTCTAGCAACTCGCCCTGGATTGGCTCCTCAGTTTGAGCAGGTTCAGGATCTGCATGATTTGCCTCTTGCTCCTTGTTAAATTGCTCAATTTCAGCCATCTTGCGTGCTACGACATCCTCACGGCTTTCTTGAGGTGTGACGTCTTTGATACGGTCAAATACTTCTCCGCCGTCGTCCTCTGTGTACATGTTCCCCAAGTCCTCAGGGAAAGCCTCTCTAAGAGCATTTACTAGGGCCACTTTCCTGATCATAGTAGCTGGCATGGCGTTCCATGTACTTTGTTTCTTGTCATATTCCTCACGACTGACAAAGATTTCCACAGGTACCTTGAAATTTTTGCGGTGCACTCTAGCCCATCCGCCTATCAGTGTATCTCCTGGGAGCATGATTGCCCCTTTGCGTTCGTGCATAACACCCTCACTGTCTACTGCCACTACTCCAGCCTCAAAGCCCTCATAGTCTTTACATTGAGCGGCACGCTTCAAGAAAGCCTCTTTAGAGACAATCAAGCTAAACTCTGTGCCTCCATTACGGTTTTTGTAAGCTACAATGTAGACCTCGTTAGCAAATGGGTTAAGATTGCGACCTTTACACAAAGCTAGAGCCTGACCTACTTGCTTGTCAGTCAGTAGATTTTGTGGGTCAAAATACTTTTTGATGTCTGCCCCAGTCAGTGAACTAGGGTCAGTAGTGATGTCACGTTTAGCCTGTTGTGTTGATAATTGATTATTAGTCATTTTCTTCTCCTTATACTGTATAAAGCTCTTCGCCTGTTTCGTCGTCACAAATTCCTAGACCGCCTAGCGCTCTATAATCTTGTGCAACTTTGTTCCAGTAGCTCATGTTTTGATAATATGTTGACTCTGAAATTTGTTCGTAACTCATTTTCTTCTACCTTTCGTTGTGTTCTCTATTCATAGGCTAACAATCTCCTACATAGATCCATTGACCAGCGCTGAAAATCCAATCAGCTGGGTCACGTTCTTCCCTGGGTTCAGGAGGCTGCAAGTAATCACGGTCATAGTCAAAGGTGCCAAATAGTCCTCTGTCCATTGATTGCCTCCTTAGTTAGCCATATCTTGATAGACGTCAATTAGGCGCTGTTGCATTGAGACTGTATCAGCATACCGTCTGCGACTACTTCCAAGCTCCATGTTTTCCTCAGAGAGCTCTTTTAGTAGGTCGTTTTGTTGTTTGATGATGGCTTTAAGCTGTTTATTTTCGGCTTGGAGGGTTCTGACATCAATTAGATTGCTGTTTGATTTTGATTGGCCGTCACCCCAAATGTCATCTAATCCAAAAAATTCTTTTAGTTTTGCTAACATTATTCTTCCTCCTCATTTTCTGCCATATTTTTCTCAATAGCCTCTTTTGGACTCATACCATTCAATACATCCTTGATAGTATGTGAGACATCATGGATTGTGTTCATTGAGAGTTTTAGCTCATCTGGTAAGTCTAAAAATTTTACAGTTAGCAATCCTAACATAGATAGTTTATGTAGTTCTTCTTGCAGCTGTTCAATGCGTTCAATTTTTTCTTGTTGCGCTTTGATAATTTGGTCTTTGTCAATCATGATTTTTCTCCTGTGGATAACTCAGTTATCCCTTTCTTTTATTTAGATTAGTAGTAGTTTGTTGTAAGTTAGTAGTTATTACTAAGTTAGTGCCGTAAGGCTTAGATTATTGTATAGTTAGTTATTATTATTTATTAGTTATTATTAGTGTCGGATTTTTCAACTTTTGAACTTTTCAACTTTGTAAAATTCAACTTTTGAACTTTTCAACTTTGTAAAATCAGTAAGTTGTAAATGAACCCTTTTACTATTCTGTGGATAACTCTTTCTCAAGATTACTTACCCAATACTCCCAATAACTATCTGAAATTGGTACGTCTTGAACTAAAGGAAAGTTCTGGATACCTTTACCACGGCCAAAGCTCTTACGATAGACACGGATATAGCCAGCCTCTTTCAGCTCATCAAAAGCGGCCCTGTGAGCGTCACGCCCATTCCTGGAACGTTTTGAAAGTTCATCAATGTAAGGACGCCATGTGTCCTTGTTAGACATCAGTACCAATAGCAACCCTTTAGCTTGCAAGCTCAGTTCTGAGTTTTGAGCTGAGTGGTTGTTCAGTTGAGTGTAGTTCTCGTTGGTATTCCTGATTATGTACTGCATACCTCATATTTAAGCCCCTTTCTGTAACTCTCGCTTGTTCATGCCTAGAATGATGTCATAGTAGGAATGACCAGCAGGGATGACATATCCTGTCAGATCGTCAACTTGAGAGCCATCTGCCATGATGTTTACAATCCGTGGCTCCCATTTCTTTTTTACTGTTTTCATGATATAATTACCTCGTAAATGTTTTACTGAGTCCCTCAATGGAATTGCCGTTCCAGAGGGGCTTTTTGTTTTTATCCTGTTAGATATTCCTGATTAAGAAACTTGTTGATAAAGTACTGTTGGCCCTTACCAGTGACCTTAGTTGTTGTATTGACAGTTGTATGACCGTCAGCATGGTTGATGTTTGTCTTTTTCAATTCAAACAGACCTAACTGCATGCTTTTTTGTGTTGGCTGGTTCCAAGACTCTCCACGACGACTAATTAGGTAGCCGTTAGAGCGTAGCCACTGAAAGAGTTTGTTTTGTCCAATGTCAATGCCGTTTTGTTTCAGGATTTTAGCCAGTTCACCAATTAAACAAGATGACTTACTAGCACTGACTGCGTCGGCAAATAGCACTTTAGGACGGTCAGCCTCAATCTGAGCCTCTAGCTTATGGACTTTCTGATCAGCCATGAGTAATGCTCTTGCCATGATTTTCTCAGGGCTATTAAAGTCTTTCTCTACTTGGATAAAGTATTGTCGGACTTGCTTGCCTCTCTCCGTCCGCTGGATCATAGCAATTTCTTTAGCCATGTCTAACTTGATGATGTGGTCAGTAGCTTGTCGCCCTCCTGTACTTTTTCCCAAATTTGGGAGAAAGTCCTGACCTTCTGTAAATCCGTATTCCTTCATACGGTCAAACCATGTTGTATATCTTGAATTAACACCCAGCGCCTCATGTAGTTGTCTTCCTGACACTACTGGCTCCTGATTGTCATTCAGGGTTACGTTGATGAGTTCGTTCATGTTTACTCCTTTCTACATCGCTTGCTCAAGATACTTGAACAAGGTTTGTAAAAAAATATGCGGGAATATCATTTAAGTCAAGATCCAATAAATCTATAGCTCGTTCCATTTCTTCGTCCCTCCAGCCCACTTTGTTATTGAGTTTCAGCGATAAAGAGCGCTCTGATAAGCCTAAAGCAATAGCAAAATTATATTGTGTTCC